CGCGCTTGAGTAGCCACAGGCGCGCGCCAATCGGCCACGCGCCCCAAATTTCGTCGGCATCCATGTCGCCCCACCAGCCCTGCCGGTCGGTGCTGTCCGGGTCCGGCAGAACGTCGTCGGGCGATGCCAGCCGGTTGGTGCCGAGCGCAACGATCACCGCCGTCGCCAGCGCCTGACTGTCGTCAAGCGTGCCGTCGCCGAGAAGCGACCAGTCGACGCTGACCGAGTAGCGCGGCCAGCGCGGGTCCTGCACGAGCCGGATGTCTGGCATCAGATTTTCACGAAGTCCTTGGCGCGCACGACACCGTTGACGGTGAGATCGCCAGTCACCGTGAAGTCGCCGTCGATGAAGACGTTGCCGCTGTCATCGATCCTGATCTTGCTGGCGATGGCTTTCTTGCGCTCCTGATAAGCACGCTGCTCGGCGGTCATCGCGACATTGCCCATGCCGTCGACACCGCCAGCGAGCCACTCGCCGTTGCTCGGCTTGTAGCCCTCCATGCCGACGCGGAGATTCTTGACGACCTTCAGTTCGCCCTTGATGAGCACGTCGCCGTCGAACGTGTGGGTCGGCGTCTTGAAGTTGATCGCCTGATCGGCCTTGATGTTGATCGTCTTGTCGTGCGCGACATCGATTGTGTCGGTGTTGATATCGACGAACTTCTTGCTCTCTTTCTTGTACCGCGCCTTCTGACCCCTCTTCTTCTGCTGCCCCGAAGATGAGTCAGAGCTTGCACCGCTTACGGCGTCGGCTCGCTGCGTCGGCGTCGCACCGCCGCTGCCCTGCTGTTGCTCGTCAGGATCGGCAAGCTGAAAGCGCACCTTCTTCTTGGTGAGCCCGGTGAGGAACGCGCCGTCCTCGTTGAAGTGAAACTGGTGCTGCTGGTGATCGTAGAACGCGACATCGCCCGGCTTCAATTCCTTCAGGCGATAACGCCGATCATCCATCACGGTCGCGACCGGGAACGAACGGTCACCGCCAAGGAACGACATATAGGCCTCGGCGCACTCCTCGATCTGTCCGTCCTTGCCCTTGGTGGCTTCCTTCACCACACTGGTGAAGCCGTAGTTCTGCGGCGACTCGATCTTGTCTCGGGACTCGCCGAACATCATCGAGCCGCCCATCTCCTGCATCTCTTTCGCGTCATCGATCTTGTCGACGAGCGCGCGAGCGCCTGAGCCGGTGTAGCCGACATAGCCCTGTGTGAGTGGCGTGTGTCGATGCATCAGTATGACTCAATGTTGTCCGGGGACCGGCGTTGCTTCAGCCGGTTTGTTGCTCGACTCCGTTCCCTCCGCCGGAGGTTTCGGAAGCTCGGGATTCATCGGGTTCGCCGCCACACCGTACTGCTGATCTTCGAGCATCCACGGCAGCACCAACTCCAGCATCGTCGTCGTGCCGGTTCTGTCGTCTTGTGTGAAGGTCGCGGTCTGGATTTTCATGACCATGTTCAGCATCGCCATAGGCGAGTCGACCAACACATCGTCTCCGGTTTGCCAGAGCACTTGGTCGTCGCGCAGCCAGCCCTGCACCGTGACGTAAGCGCGTATTAACGTGCCTTCACGTAGCAGCGCCTCGTAGGTGTTCCGCATGATCAGTTCGGCGATATCCTTCACCGGCTGCTCGGTGACGCTCTCGAAATAGCGGAAGATGCCAAGCGTGCCCTTGACCGTGGACTCCATTTCGGCCGCCGACCGCATCGACTTGCCTTCACTGACCGGCGCTTGCCCCTTGAGCTTGTAGGTGCTGTAGAGTTGGTCGTTGCTGAAGACACACTGCATCTTCAGAATGTTGCGGCCCTCCACCAGTTGCTGCACCACCGTGCCGGTGTGCTGACCGATCAGCAGCGTGTTGCCATCCTTGTCAGAACCGATGTGCGCCTTGCGCATCCGCGCGGCGCGATCCAGAAAATCAAAAACCTGCTCGCCCGGGTGTCGCTGCAGTGGCGGGTCGAACTTTTTCGGATCGACGGTGCCAACGGTTCTCAGCGACCCGCCGACCTCGCCAAGAACCTTCTCGGCGATTGATGTCAGGTCTCCTTCGTATTTTCCGGTCTTGCTGTTGACGCTCGATGTGACGGCCGCCCATTGGCGACCAACACCCGAGAGCAGCACCTGATGACTGCGCGCGTCGTACGCTGTCTGGCGCTGCAGAATGATGCCGGTGACCGCAAGTTGCCCGCCGAGAAAGATCGTGCAGGGATCGCCCGGCTTGAATTGCATCAATGCCCAGATCGTCGGAAGCGGCGCACGCTCGGCGCAGCTAAAGCGAAAATGCGGCCATCCATCCATCCATCGATGCTGGACCCACACCGTGTCCCAGTCTTCGAATGATCGGCCAGCGACGATGAGCTTGGCGACCTCTGATGCCTTCGGCATGCATGGACCTAGAACGCCAGCGCGCGCCCAGAGCGGGGCGCGAATGCGGGATGCACGATCTTGTTTTCCTCGCGAAGTTCGTCCGCGCGCGAAGCGTCGTCATAAAGACGGTGCGACAACACGAGCGTCGGCCGGATCGCGATGAATTCGTAGGTGAGCATTTGCGGCAGCGGGCGCGCGGTCTCGTAGAGATGAAACATCACCGCAGCATGCAACGCGATCAGTGCCTGATAGACCGTCAACGCCATTTCGTCGGCAGCGACTTCTTCAGAGGCCTTGAACGCATCGTTCATCACTGACTGCGCGGCGACGACATCCTCGCGACTGGTGAACGTCTCCTCCACCAGAACCAGCGATGCCTGCTGCAGGCTGAAGCAGATGCAAGCCTGCTTGATCAGGACTGCGAGCAGCGATGTTGCCGCCTCGGCAACCATCGTCTCGCGTAGTCTCATGAATTCGTCGCGCGTCGCACCGGTTAACTTGGCCTGCGCGAAACATGCGTTGAGCCGGTCAGCAATCACGTTGGCGGCGATATAGGTCTCGGCTTTCGCTTTCACGTCGCCGCACATCCGGCGCAGATCAGAACCGGCCCGGCCAGCCTTCTCGGCGTTCGATGTCGCCAGCAATCCATCCATGGCGAGCCGTGCGATGGCAGCGGCCTCGCGGACGTGTGCGGTTTCCAGCGAGCCCATCATGGTCCGGCCGCCTCTGCCTCGACCGTAGGACCAGCCCCCTTGAGGCTGTTGATACCGGTGAACACGCCGCCGAGAACCGCATTGCCCAGACCCTGAGCGGCACTGGCCACTGCCGGTTTGCTCTCGCGCGTGCCCTCTGCTGGTGCCTGACCGTATTCGACGAACGACATGTCGAACACGCAGAAGCCACCGTACTTGTCCTCCTCTGTGAGGCGATAGCGGGTGACCGCGACGTTCATTTTGCCGAGCAACGGCAACTGCAATTCCGCCGGGCCTTCCGTCTCAAGCGCCACGACCAATCTATCGCGCGCCGGAATGTAGTTCTTTACTTGCAGTTCAAGCCCCGGCCCCTCATTGTCCCTCGGATACGCAATGATGTAGCCGCGCACACTGAACTCACGCGCGCGGCGGCCCATGTCTTCGGCGTACGGAATATCCCGCTTGGGGAATTCATGCGGCACGATACGACGGCCGGAATCGCGCACGTTCGTGTCGACATGGAAACGCGCATTGCGAAACATCGCTGGCATCAACTGCGAGCGCCACTCGCGCCCCGACGCAAGACTGAGGATCGTCGCCATCTCAGATGTCCAAGTATTCTGGCGATGAGCCGGTGCCCACGCGCGGGCCAGTCGGCGTCTGCATCATCTGGCGCGATGTCGTCGTCTCGCTGTTGACGAAGCCCTTGCTCTGCACATCGGTAGCAACACCAGCCGGAAGATTTTTGAAGTCGACACCGACATCGACTCGCCCGGTGGCTGATGCACCACCAAGCGAACGATCAACCGCACCTCGGTCGAGCGAGCCGCGATCTGTAGGACGAGTCAATACTTCCGGCGGAGTCGTTCGTGGTGGCATCGTTACTCGCGATCCAGCGGCCACCACACCAGCCGCCGTGCCGGTCGCATAGGTGCGATTGCGCATCTGCCCCGGGCCTTGGTCGGCGGGGCTTTCAAAATTTCTTGTGATGGTCGAGGTTCGCGCGTATCGGCTACCCGGCTCCGCGCCCATCAACGCGCGGCGCGTCGCGTCATAGGCTTTCGTGGTCATGGCCTCATGCGCCATGTAGCGAGACTGACCTTCGAGGCTGTCTGCCGCGTAGCCGTTCGCCCTCATCCAGTTGAGCATCGCGGAACGACGCCCGAGTCGTGCGCCATAGATGCCGTAGCCGGTGCCAGCATCGTGTGTCGCTCTCGGATTGACGCCGCTCTCTGTGATCGCCTGACCGACAAGCAGATTGGCGGCCTCCTCGGCGTTCGCCTTGGGCACGCCGTCTTTGATGAGTTGATCCATCATCGCGGCTTTGGCTGTCGCGATCCGCGCGCCTTGTGCTCCCTGCGCTCGGCCGCCCGGCAGACCACCGCCACTCGGGAATTCATCGTTGCCGCTACCGGCACCCGGTATCCTGATCGCGCCGCCACCGCCGCGACCACCACCCGGCAGATTCAAACCGCCCGGCAGACTGCCATCTTCTGACGAGAGGCTTGCGTTTTGGACAAGTGGATTGGCAGCACCGCCGCGCCCGCCGCCCCCGGATTTTCCCTCCATGCGTTCGAAAAACTGATTCAGCTTTTCAAGCTGCGCCGTCAGCTTCTGCATCTCGGTGGCGGCATCGCCCTCATCGCCACCAAGGTTGTAGCTGATCGGATTGATCATCGAGTTCGGCAGAAGCCGCATCGGCCCGCTCGGCCGTCCTTGGCTCGGCGGGGCGGCTTGCTCTTTCTGCTTCTCGCGCTCCACGAACTCCTTCATCTCCTCCAGCGTTCGCGGCGGTGCTTTCCCCTCTGGCTGTGTGCGAAGATTCGGCGGACCCCTTTTGATGAAATCGATCAGCCACTGCGGCATATAGCTTTCAATTTTCTTGCCGAACGCCTCCGCGTTCTGGTCCCACTCTTCAATGAAGTGAGCAATCTTTTCGGCCTCTTCTGCGATGGCATGGAACGCACGCTCCAGAAGCGGCATACCGGGCATCAGCAACGCGATCTTGATATCTTCGAACTTGTTTGCGATGCGGCCCCAGACCTCCATGATCTGCTCGCTCTTCTTGCGTAGGTCTTCCAGCCTGTCCTTCTCCTGTTGGGTTGGTGCCCTCGCCTCCCTCCGATCCATGATCGACGGATCGAGTCCAAACTCTCCCAAGAAACGGTTGGCTCTCG